TTTTTCAATATGGATTTACAGCACTCATACCCGCTTTTTTTGTCGGAGATGTAAAATGCGGAAATGGAATTTGCGTATTCAATCACGTCTTTGTAGCGGTCTTCCGAGAGAAACAATTTACCCGCCGGTGCTTTATTGTAATTCTTGTATTTGTGATACAGCGCATTCACCATGATGTGGTAATCCATGTTTCGCAGCAGTTCCATTGCCGACGCAATCCCTTCAATGCGTTCTTCGTCATATTCCGCCGTTTTTATCCAGTATTTAATCGCTTCCATGCGGTCGTTTTTACGGCTGTTGTACATGTTGCCGATACACAGCGCACTGTAATATTTTTCTTGATACCAATTGTTTTGCGAGAGAACGCGCTTGTACCATTCTATGGCTTTGTCGGTGTGTTCATTGCCCGCGTCCATATAACTTTGGGCACAATAAAATGAATACCGCATTGCCAGTCCTTTATCGCCGGTTGGCGACTCCATTTCAGCGGTGTACGCGTTTTCCAGTATGGTTGCGTCTTTAATGTATTTCAATGGGTCATGGTTACGCGCACCGCTGCGTCCCGAATCCACGTAGTAATCACCGCCAATCTCCACAAATTCGCCTTCGGGGTCCAAACACGCGATGTATTCGTGTAATACGCCGCGATACACCCAGCGCTTCCGGTTATTTACCAGCAAGGTGCGAACATACACAAACCCTTGTCCGAATTTAACTTGGTACGCGTCGGCAGAGAGATGGGGCGGCAACACAAACTTGCCGTGTATGCAGTCATCCGCGTCAAATATAAACACGTAGTCGGTCAGATTGTGCGCCTTTTCCAATGCCCGGGTGCGGTTGTAGCCAAAATCACGCCATTCGGCATTATCAATAAACCCCGGGATGTTTCTCGCCCGGAAAAATGCTTCAATCAATTCCACGGTGTTGTCGGTGGAACCGGTGTCGGATATAACCCAGTAGTCCAGCGGCACATACTCGCATATGTTTGCCAGTGTTTTTTCAATAACGTGTGCCTCGTTTTTTACAATCATATTTAAGCATAATGTTTTTCTCTCGTGTTTTCCATATTCTTCTGTAATTATCATATTGTATGTTTTGTGGGTTCTATTTCTAATTTTACAGGGTTTTATTTTACGGGGTATTATTTTACGGGGTTCTATTTTCTTGTCTTGTCAGTGTATAAGAATACATAAAACAATATTTTTATATATTATACTTGATTTCATTTTTATACCATAAAATATAAAATGTCATTTACACGATTTCGCGATGACCCAGACCGAATTAAGAAAGAATTACAGCAAGCAACCGGCACGGGTCGGTATGTGCTGAATGTTCCCGGCCCCGGTGATAAGCCGTGTTATATGATGGACCCGTATATGCGGGCTCAAAAATGGGGTGGCAACATTATGACAAACACCGTGGACATAGAAGCCGAATTGTTTGGGTTGTCCCGTAAATTAAACCGCGATGCGGCACACAACAACTACAAAGCCTACGGCGCTACCAATGCCAGCAGAGAGAACAGCCGGATTGAATACCCGAATTGTGCGCCATTCATAGACCAAACCCGGGCAACGCACCCCGCATTTGAACTCCGTGATTTAGAACAAGACAATTGGAAAATGTTGCATTTTGACCCACAAGCCAATGTTTTTATGCCGTTTCAAAACAATTTAAGCACTCGTATTTTAGAAAAAGACCATTTTGTTCCAAGCATCCCGGAAACAACTATGGAAACAATTTACGGCGGCGGCGCAGGTGCGCCAAATGGCGTCGGCGATTTTCGGCAATTCAGCGGAAATGCCCTGTTTTCATCCGAACGTGGAAAATGAATGAATGTAGGATGGATGGATTGATGATAGGATGGATGGATAGGATAGATAGGATGGATAGGATGGATAAATAGGTTGGTGAATATGTGGTTGGTGGGTATGATATAATAAATTATATACTAATAGTAGTAAATAGTAGTAAAGTAGTATATAATAGTATATAATAATATTTATATAGTGTAATAGTGTATTATGGAAATCGCATTACCAATTATAGCATTGGGAACAATGTATGTTGCTTCCAATCAAAAAAAAACAAATAATGCTCCGAAAATAAACCAAGAAACATTTGAAAATATGGGAAAGGCAGCAAATTATTTGCCAAATACTAGAATCCCGGTTAGCAACTATCCTTCCGTTATTTCTGGAACGGATTCCAATGTAAATAAATATTTGAATCCAAATGTTGCGACTGACCGATATTTTGCCAAAAATGTGGATTTTTCAAAAATGGAAAATGGCGTGGTGGGCGGAGTAGCCGGTGCCGGGTTTCAGGGCGGCGGCGGCATTGCGATGGGTAATTCCGAATTACAGACCCAGTTTGGCGATTCATACGGCTCTTCGCCATTTTTGTCATTAGCGGGCGACGTCATTGAACCAGACAACTTTAAGCATAATAATATGGTTCCATTTTTTGGCGCCAAAATTCGGGGTCGCTCTGCCGGCTCTAATGTGAATGAAATATTGTTGGACAACAAGGGCGGCAGCGGTTCGCAGTTTATTACAAAAGGCGAATTGGCGCCGCTGTTTGCGCCCCACGAAAACTTGCACGTTCCCCACGGAATGCAGAACCACAGCGACTTTTATCAATCTCGCATGACCCCCTCTATGAACATGGCAAATGTTAAGCCGTGGGAAGAAATCCGGGTTGCGCCGGGTTTAGACAAAGGGTATACCACGGACGGAAGCCTGGGATTTAATTCCGGCATGGATGCCCGTGACAAATGGGTGGACCGCGGCGTGGATGAATTGCGTGTTAAGACCAATCCCAAATTGTCGTATTCTCTCCAAGACCATCAAGGCCCAGCGGGTTTCTTCAACAAAGCAGCGGGAACGGTGGAAACATTTGGCCGGGTTGAAAAGCACTTGCCTGACAAATTTTTCGTGAATTCGTCGGACCGCTGGCTTACCACGACGGGTTTAGAAAAAGGACAAACCCTGCGGGCGATTGAAGTGGAAAAAGACGGCAATCGTTCAACCACGTCTGCCGAATATTACGGCGCCACGATGAACGCCGACGGGTCGGCGATGTATGCCCCCGAAAATTATGAAGAAAGCCGGCGTGTGGAATTGGACACCAACCCGATGATTAACCCGTATGCTGCCAACAAGGTCACGCCCACAGAAGCCGATTTTGGACGCGACAGTTACACATTTACAAATAATAACCGCAATACGGTGCGGGTTCCCGAAATGGCCGGCATTCACGGTGCGTTGCGGGCGGTGGTTGCGCCGTTGTTGGATGTGCTTCGTCCATCCCGCAAAGAAAATGCGGTCGGCAATTTGCGCTTGTATGAGAACGCGAAGACCACCGTTCCGGCGGCGATGATTTTCAATCCGGCGGATAAACTGCCCACCACAATCAAGGAAACCACGGTGGGATTGGCCGGCTATGACCACATGAATGTAGAAAGACAAGGCGCGTCCGGATATTTGATTGCGCCAAATGACCAAGTAGAAACGGAGAGACAAACCACGTCGGTGGATTACATGGGCGGCGTTGGCGGGTCTTCCACGCACTTTGGAAACCAGGTGTATGACGCAGCCTACGCACAACGAAACAACGTGAATAAGACATATAAAAGCCGCATGAACCCGGGCTCCATGGCGTTGTTGAACTCCAACACCAACGTGCAAGTGAACCGTTTGGATAGCGACCGAAACAACAATCGGTGGTGGGTGCCCAGCGCCGGACCTTCGGTCATCCCCAGCATTGAACTCCACGGCAAAATGACCATGCCTCAAAGTTATGATAACAGCATCAACACCGAGAGAATAAACCCCGAGTTGCTGAACGCATTTAGACAAAACCCATACACACACAGTTTGACGACTTATTAGACAACATAATTATTTTTCAATATTTTATTATGATATATATAATAAATATATCACAATGCCAAAGGCAATCATAATATTTTTATGTATAATTTTATTTGTGGTAATTGGATGGAATTATTTTAGGACCAAAAATGGCGGAATGATTGAAGGACTGGACGCAAGTGCGAATACGACAACAGGGTCTACAACAGGGACTAGTACTACAACAGGGTCTACAACAGGGACTACTGCGACAACAGGTTCAGGAACTACTACTACGACAGGGTCTACTACTACAACCGGAACTACTGCAACAACAACAGGAACTACATCCACCAATTCCATTACAAACCCCACCATTACTTTAACAAATTATACGCTTGGTTCGGTTTCAAATATAAATGCCAGATTTACGATATCAACCCGCCTTAGCGAAGGAAACATCATTCGTATGCCAATTCCCGGGTTATCGCCAACCACGGGCCCTCCCACCATAATATTTACGCCCACCATAATTAACACCGCCAGTGTCACAGGAACCGGGTCTAACTCCATTTTGAATATTACCCTTGGTTCTGGCGCCTCCATTGCGGGAAACACCACGGTCATATTTTCCACATCCAGCATGGTAAATCCACGCACCGCCCAAGACGCGCTGCCCATCACCATCAGCACCCACGCCTCCAATTCCCAAGTCATTGACCGGGGACCCGCGTTGTTTCCGCCAGTTGTAACGCCCGCGACCGGACCCAACCCCAGCAGCGTGAATGTCCCCAACGTATCCTACATTACCCGAGACAAAGTGGTTGAACAGCGCAACTTATCGCTCACCGCATATAAAAACTACATAGACGCCATTCAACGATACAACTATTTTGCCAAGGCGAGCCCCACCAGCGCCGTTGATGTCCAAAATGCGCTGGAAAAAGTGAAACAAGCCAAGGCAATTTGGGATTCGTTTATCAGCACCCACCCGGATACGTGGTATGACGGCGCAAAATGGCAATATGGGAATGACGAATATGTGAATAAATGTGTTCCGCCCAAATCTACTGGTAGCACTTATTGCCAAAAAGTATATAAAAAAGACGCATCCGGCAACATTGTAAAAGACGTCAGCGGGAATGATATATTGTTGATGTATAAATGCCCGTGGACGTGCGACAATTCTGGCGGAAATACCAACGCTTGTAAGTTTGATACGGATTGTCGCAAGGTTGCGTCATGGGGGCAGTTTTTGCCGGATGGTACCGCGATGCCGTTCAACGGGCAAAAATACAATACCGGGGACTTGGTTACGGTGTCTCGTAATGAACCGTCGTCGTGGGCACCCGGCACTGGCGCACAATCCGCATATGGGTACGGCAATAACAACCCGACAAATGGCGGCGTGTATGCCAGCCAAAACCCTGCAAATCCAAATGCGAAAAATGGCGCAGAATATAGAAAATATTACGGCAGTTGGATAGACCCGGAAGACGAGCCGGCCAAAGTTGTGTCGCAATTAGAACAGCCCAATTATATGAATCCGGGGCCTTCCCCCGTAAAATATAAGAGCGATGTTGCGTCGGGAACGTTGGTAGGCAGCAGTTATGGCGACGTGCCTCGCAGTTATTATTACACCACGAATTATTATTATACAAGTTCGCCGTCTCAAATCCCATCGGCAACCGAGACAGTGAAACCGCGTGAAGAAAGCATCAAAGTGTAAAACTATAAAACTATAAAACATAAAACAATAAAATTGATTTTATTATAATTCATAAAATAGAATTCATATTGACCGACCGACCAACCGACCAACCTCGCGAAATCAACATGAATTTATTACAATTACAACCCTCGTTCTCTTTATCATTCATCTTTTGGGTATGTCACGCATTTGACATCTTTATCAATGAAATGAATATACCATTTGATGTGGCAGTGGTTGGGGTTTCATTCTTAGTTATATGTATTTGGTTGTTTCCTTTATTTACAAAAGTCAAATAGGTCCAAAATTACACCCTTGGTAATTTAAAACGCCGTTTTCACAACATTAAAAAATCAAGTTAGTAATGGCGAATTACACGCCTTTACACGCTTATCACTCTTACGAGGTTTCACGGTAATTTTTTCTGGTTTAAAACATACAGGCGTTTTAAATTACCAAGGGTGTAAAAATCCAAGCTCCAAAGGTGTAAAAGTCAAAGGTCCAAAATTCAATGAAATGACAAAAAAATTGATTTCATTTTTATTTTAGTTATGATACGCAGATAAGCATTCAAATGGAATACAATTTATTCAGCGGCTCTAATCAAATCAAGACACAGCAAAACTACACCACCGAAATGGTGTTTCATCGTCAAGAAGCAACCCCGGATGTGGAAGATGCGATGTATATACTGGCCGAACGCAACAATATAGCCGACTTTATTCATGAATATGCGGATGCGTCGTCGGCGTCGTGTTGCTATGAGTATCGCTTCTTCTTTGACGTTCATATCAAGAATGAATATAACACCAATATTCCTGAAAATGAAGATTTACATTACAATGTCGTTATCAAAAAGGTGTTGGATTGGTATATGAATGGCGAACCATCCAGGCAAATAATAAAGGACCTATTTCAAGGTAATGATGTGTTGCGAATCAGTATAAACCGCAATTTCTCGTATTGTTATACGAAACACATTTTCAGTATCACTATTGTATCATTGATGAATCATGAGGGTGATTGGGGTGAATTGAAAAATAAGTTGGCGAACCCGAACCCGAAACATATCTTGTCAATTGATGACGCGTCTTGCGTTAGTGTATATGGTAAATACCCAAACAATGTGCCTGATAGCGTGAAGAAACACGAGTTTAGTTCGTAAACGAAGTGGGTGGGTTTTTGTGTTTTTGTGTTACAAAAAAACAAAAAAAAGACACAGTGGAATTAGTGTCATCATTTTTTTTTCATTTAAAAAAAAACATAATGACGCGACAAAGCCTACCATCTAGATTTTTTTACATTAATTTTAGGCCCGGCGCCTTTCTTTTTCACATTGTTTGGGTCATATGACGCATCTTCTTCGTCATCGGAATTTAACTCCTTGGACATTTCCCAAAACTCTTTTGAACCCAATTTGAATGGACCGTGTTGCTGTGCTTTATACCAAAAAATTTGGTCTTGTAATTTATTTGACTTTGCATTGTTGTTAATCACCAGGCATTCATAATTTTCAGTGCATTGGTCCATTACCTGTGTGAAACTTTCAAATGTGGGAAACATACCGGCGTAATTGTCATAAATCCTTTTTCGGTTGGCAATATACGGCTCACGCAATATGAAGACGTAATCAATGTTTGTTCTAAGATTGGGGGGTATACCCAGCGGATACTGCATCGTTATTACTAACATTATCTTCCAATGTCTCCCGTTCATGAATAATAAGCGCATCATAATGTCCTTTGTCCATTTACTGTCATATAAACAATCGTCTAACACAACAAATGTCCGAGGGTCTATTGACGTCTTTTTAAAGGTTTCCATTTCTTTTTTTACCTGCTTTAACACTGCTTTTTGTCGTTTAAGAATATTTTCAATAATCGCAGAATTATAAGCATCGTGAATAAAAAGTTTAGGAACGTGCGCAGCAAAAAAACCGTTTCCGGCTTCTGTTCCGGATATCACAGTTCCAATCGGAATATCTTGATGATAAAACATCAAGTCTTGAACCAAAAAACTTTTACCGGTATCACGTCTGCCAATTAACACAATAACGGGTCCTTTATTTTCGTCCGGTCTAAAACTAATAGACCGCATATCAAATTTGGTTAATTCAAGATTCATGATGTTGTATATATAATATTTATACGAATCCTGAATCTAAAATTTAGTTATATATAAAATAAATTACTTTTACAACATTAAACAAACGCATATTTAGTGCTAAACCCGTTCAAAATTACAATATAACTTCTATTTACCATTCATATTATTCCATTTCCATTTTCCATTAATTATTTAATAAATTTAAGAAGATGGCATCTTCATCTACTTCATCTATATCGCTGCATTATCGTAAAACAAAGGCAATGCCCACGACTACCTTGGAAAACAATTACACTAAATTGTCTAACGTGCAAAATTATGTGCCAATCTATCAACGATTTTTTGATATAAACGAACACAACTACAATTCCATCCAATTAAATCAAAACTATTTCATACACTCCATATTGGGGCTGGGGCTGGAAACCTTATCCCCATCCCCCTCCCTGGAAGACACCTCCCCCAATCATTTAGAATGCACCGTGAGTGATGACAGCGGCAACATCATCAATATGCCGGTGTTTGTCAAATACTCGCCTTTACTTGACCCATTAAAATACATGACCGGCAAGTATGACGTGAAAGACCCGGTGTTGATGAATCTGCCGTCATATAATTCTACGCCGGGCCAGTGCCATCCCAAGGTGCTAGACAACAACAACATGGCGTATGTTGACGCGTTTTTTTCATTTTTAACCAGTCAGTGTTTGCATCAATGCGGGATTGTTCATGGCCTGGATTACTACGGCACATATTTATGTCATCAAAGCGAATTTGTTATGAATGTGTATGACGACATTGAATATTTGTCTGAAAATTCGTATTTTGTAAATAACATTGACCGTCTGTTTTCCTTGGATTGTCCTTTTGATATAAATACTATGATGAGCGACACCCGGCGCAACCGGAAACAGCTGTGTATTCAAACCGATGATGCGGTGATTGAACTGGATGATTTGATTGAGGAATGCGTGGGGGGTATGAGTGTTTCTGACAGTGATGCCGATAAGAACCAAACCCAACACCCAACCCATAATCTTGTTGAATCTGAATCCATCTCTCTATTAGACGAACACGATGTTATTATGATTGAAAGTGATAATCTTGCGGCGGCATTGCATGAGGATGATGACAACAGTTGTTCTTCTTGTTCGTCCAACACGTCGCGCGATAATGATAATGATAATGATAATGATAATGATAATACAAGCAATGACACCGGTTCGTGGGTAAGCGACGACAATTCATCAATGGATTGTGATTCGGATGATGAACATAATAAAATCAATGAAGAAGAACACGATAATGGTGATATTAATGGTTGCGACGAGGAAAATGTCAATGACGATGACGATGATGATGATGGCGATGACGATGACGACGATGAAGAAAAGGTTATTGCTAAAATAAAAAACTTCCCGGTCCAAGCCATCCTTCTTGAACAGTGTAAAAACACGCTTGATAGTTTGATGGTCGCAGATGACGAATTAAAAGACGAGGAATGGAAATCAGCATTGTTTCAAATTATAATGACGCTGGTTATTTATCAAAAATTGTTTTCCTTCACACACAACGATTTACATACAAACAATGTAATGTTTGTAGAAACCGAAGAGGAATACATCTTTTATCACTACGAAAACCAGTATTATAAAGTCCCTACATTTGGTCGCATTTTCAAAATCATTGACTTTGGCCGTTCCATTTACATCTTCAAGGGGCAAGTGTTTTGCAGCGATAGTTTTAGTCCAAATGGTGATGCCACTTCGCAATACAATATTGAGCCTTATTACAACCCTAAAAAACCAATCGTAGAACCAAATTACAGTTTTGATTTGTGTCGCTTAGGGTGTTCTTTATATGACTATTTCATATACGACATAAAAAAGGAGGCGAAGATTGTTGCCAGAAATGAGATTGCGGAGTTGGTTGTATCGTGGATAAAGGATGATAAAGGGCGCAATATTTTGTATAAATCCAACGGCGAAGAGAGATATTTGGATTTTAAATTGTATAAGATGATTGCCAGAACCGTTCACAATTGTGTGCCGGCAACGCAAGTGAATAAAGCATTGTTTGATGACTATAAAATAACCGTCAAAAAATACAACACATTGTCTAAAACTGCGAGAAATAATAAAATGAAGTTGCTGTTTATGAATGTGGATATATTGGTAAGCGTCTAAGCGTCTAAGCGTTTAAGCGGCGAATTAAAATCCAGGATTATCTATGAATGCCGGAGCGTGCACAAACTTTGGAGTCGCATCTACCACTTCTCCGATTGCGTCGGCGACACTGAATTGGGTAAGCACAAACACGCCAATGACGGATGATATGTATACCATTAGTGTATCCCGCACCATTAATTTCAGTGGTTTGGATTCATCTGGATTGATAAATCGCATTTCAAGGAATTTAAATAAAAAATATACAATTGCGACTGCCAAGCCGACAATAAAAAGATTGCTGGTGGATGTCATTTATTATATCCTAAAAGAAACATTTCAACGGTTTAACGCATAATGGATTAAATTCTGTTTGGGTCTGGTAATTTGGTTGGTAATTTGGTTGGTGCTGGTAATTTGGCTGGTATTGCTGGTACTCCGGTTGGTATTGCTAATCCTGCTGCTCCTAATGCGGATGCGGGTCCTCCTGCTAATGCGGTTTGTACTCCTGCTAATCCGGGTACTGCTCCTAATGCGTTTGGGTCTAATCCGGGTACTGCTCCTAATGCGTTTGGGTCTAATCCTGCCCCTAATCCTGCTGCTCCTGCTAATCCTCCTGTTGCTTTTCCTAATGCTTCTGCTTTTTTTGCCTCCACCAATTTTTCCAATTTCTCCGCCAATTTCGCCTGAATTCTCGCAGGATTTAAAATAATTGGAATTAAAAAAAACAACATTACACACATTAATATTAATAATAAAAACCACAATAATACTGTTCCAAGACTAATCCAAAATAAATTTATATTATTTGTGTCCACCGGTTTATTCAATTCAATTTCAGGCCCAGGCGGGCCAAATCCACCCATATTTATACTTTATTTATAATTTATAATTTATATATTATATATTATATTTACGAATACGAATACGAATACTGTCTTACAAAAATTCAATATCATCTAACAAAGGGGGCGCATCTAAATGTTGGGACTGGTTCAATGAATGTACATCCAATATATCCAAATTTACGCTGTCGCCAATGTTTATTCTCCCTTCACTATCATCGTCGTCATCATCATCGTCTCCAAATCGCCGTGGTTTGGTTTCATATTCCGGCTCAAATGATTTTACTTGGTTCTCTCCAAATGAAACCCCTTGCTTTTGTTGGTTAGAGGACGGTGTTTCGGAAGTTTCAGAAGAAGCAATTTGGTCTGAAAGGTCGTTGTAAAGCCCGGTGTTTTTATTCATTCCATTTCTGCTGGTGCTTCCGTTTCCGCTTCCGTTGTTTGGCTTATTTCCAACGCCGGACCGTCGCCGTCTAGATGACTCCGCCATCGTGTTTTCGCTGGCAATGACTTCTTTGTGAATAACCTCCTCTTTTTCACTGACTTCTATCGCATCTTCAATGGAGTCGTCCATATACAACTTCAATAAGTCCTCCATTGGAATGTTTTCGCGAATTGTATTAAATATACATTCGCGCACAATAATTTCAAATTCCCGGTTGTTTTTCTGGACAACCAAGGGCGGGATTCCGCGCTCAAAAATATACACATTTGAATACATTTTGCGCGCAGAATTGATATACACTTTGTGAATAAACTCGGTTAATTGTGGAATCGGGATATTCACTTTTTTTTGCTTGTTGCCGGCTCTGGCAGCGGTCATTGTCTTCAACTGCACAATATGAACACACGTTATCAAGTCTTCTAAATAGCCGCAGTGACTGCGCTCCTTTATGCGGTTGGTTTCGTTTTGTACAATTGTCGGATTCCATTTCGGCACCCGAGACAAAAAGTTCTGAAAGGTCATCAAGTACTTGTCGGTTTCATTGTTGTTTTTACACAATTTGTAAGCCTCATCAAATATGGAACGAAACCCTTCCATGATGTGAGGAGTAAGAATATTCACTAAACGAGCACACCATTCATTCTTTGATTCGTGAAGCGTGGTAACGGAGTAATCGTCCATATTTTACATAAATGAAATATTTTCTAAATTCAAATCACAACGAAATAACAAAAAGTTGAGAATAAAAGTAAGTAACAACTTCTCGTTTCTAAACTCTCGGCGCACCTTGTCAAAGGCAATCAAGTATTCGTATTTACGCCCCTCCTCAATATCCGGCGACCTTTCAATGTAGTTTATCAAGTCCAGTGCGCTGTACCCCTTTTCATACAACGCCGTTGCCTTTAAAAACAAGGATTTCACATCTTCGTGGGTACTTGTAGGATGCGGCGACATCGTGAATTCTTTGTTCAGCGCATCCAAGTGTTGTTTTTCCATTTTATCCACGGCTTGATACACTTGATTGATGTTGTAGGTGTGTAAATTTACAACAGTTCCGTTAATTGCCGGTTCGGGAACATATATTTCGCAAAACCGGGAGAGGATTGGTTTTAACAACTTGTATTTGTCTTCTACCAATATGAAAAATCGCGTGGAGTGGCTAAATAATTCAATACATCGTCGCAATGCCGATTGAGCGTCAATTGTAAGTTTATCTGCGTTGGTTAATATGATGGTTTTGAATATTTCGCCGTCTTTTAAATCAATGTTGGCCTTTGCGAAGAATTTCAGTTCTTCACGAATGAATATGATGCCTTTCCGGTGCGCACAATTCACTCTCATCACATAGTTTTTAATGGCGTCTTTGTCACCTTGATAAATGGAGTGTATGAAGCGGTTTAAAATGGTGTTTTTACCGCATCCATATGTTCCGTGAAATATGATGTTGGGGATTTTGCGAATGTCAATGAAATATTGCAATTTTCGGTGGATGTCTTCATGGATTTGGATTTGCGTTGTTTTTGACATGGCGGTTGTTGTTTTTGCGGCGGTTGTGGATGAGGAGGATGCTGCGGTCATATTATTAAAATTATTAAAATTATTGTATTGTAATGCCTCGTATTATAAATCATATTATTTTTGTGTTTATTTA